CGTTTGACACGTGGCTTCCCAACAACCTTGAACATTGTCTGGCGCGGTATGTATCCAGACTCTACTGCGTTCATGCTCTTGAGTGCGTCAGCAATAGACTTCTCTGTTGACTCCAGAACCAGCGACATAGCAGGCGCTCTGAATGGGCGCAAGCTATTCTCCTCACTTGAGTAGCTACGTGATGAAGAAAATTGATTGTGAGCACTATTCACATAGTTTTCCATGACATAAGCGGAAAGCTCATCAGCATTACCTGACTTGGCACCAAGCATGATGCCAGCTTCCTGCATACATACAATCTTACTTCTGCCCTTCATCAAGTCCTGATGTAATGGTTTTGGTGCAGTGTAGTTATTGGTGCCAATAAAAGACATGGCGCCTTCACCACCTGATAGGTTGATTATCTTACCACCCAACCCACCTATAAACAAGCTGTTGTAAAACTTGCTTATCTGACCTTTACCAAAGCCTGTGTCTGCTACAACTGTCATATTGACATTCAGACCAGTGTACTCGTTTGTGTACCCATTAAACTTGGCACCACATATTGCTGCTATGGAGCCAATGATCATTGGAAACGCAAACTCAATCTGAGGACGTGCCATTGTCGCCATGCACTGTTCAATTGCCCGTCCAATCCTGCCAGGCGGAACTGGCGGCGGCGTGTAATTGCCCATGCTCTGCGACAACTCTTTGATGCTGAAATTTGTTTCTGATTCAAGCTCTTTCTGTACACGGTCAAATCCACCCTTGATCAAACGCGGGAGGTCTTTCATCCGCTCTGTCCATCGCTCTGAACCGGCTTCAACAGATGACTCCATGACGCTTGTCAGCGTGCTTCTTACAATTGCTTCTGACACACCATCTTTGGCAAGCTGATAGCTGATATTTCGAAGGCTTGTGTGGAACTCCTTCCCAGTACGTATGCTTTCAAACATTTCATCCAATGTCTTAACAACATCAGACTCGTCACTGCTACGCTCTCTGGAATGTACAACCTTCTCAGCATCTTCCTTGTCAACATGGATTGTGTCAAACTCACTGCCATCATAATACTCCAAATGAATAAACTGCCCATCATCTGGATTGTCGCGTCTTGGGAAGAACCAAATCTGCGACCAAGTATCCATCTCAGATACATATTTGAGGTGGACGCCTTGAGCAAACAACTCTTTGAGAAGCTGGCTCATATTGGCATGTAATTCGTGCTCTTGAATATCCTCACTCAACTCAATGACCACGCGATACTTGTGGAACTCATCAGTGTGTGAGTGAGTGGTATACAGTACATGGCTGTAACCTAAGTCTTTCAGTGCTTGATGACAGTGTTCAGCTTTTGGTGTCGGCTTACCATCGATGCCACCATCTGCATCAATGATCAACAGCCTTGAGTATTCTAAGTATTCATTGCGTCGCTCTGGCCCTTTTAGTTTCCCTCTGATAAAGCCTTTGCCATGCTTACCACCTTGTTCAACTGTCTTTGTTGCCTGACCAAGCTGTTCAAGCGTCAGTTGATATAACTCAAGTTTGCTATTGGCTTTCTCTGAGGCTTGCATTGAAATGTGAAACATAGGTCTGCCTCAACCGAACAATCTATCTGCAGGAAATCTGCAAATAGTCCATAAATTATATATCTATATTAAGGGGCGCGCTAATAACTTTTATTTATATAGACCGCCCCGTTATATTAAAGCGCCTATAAACAGATTGCTGGCAAGTCTGAAGCTCTGTGCCATGCTTCATCTAATGGTACATAATACTCCAACCAGAATTGATCAATGTTGTCATCCTCAGTGACCAGATCAATATTGTCTGTAAGGCATTGAGCTGCTCCTTCACATAGCGGATAGTGGTACTCACAGTAAGTCCATTTCTCTTTCGGCAAATCAGTGTCTATGACATTAACTGCACAGACAAGTCTGATTCTTGTTACGTAGTTGCACATGACAAACCTCCACTCTAGCAGCCAAATTAATGGCTGCCTAGTTTTCACTTTTCTCCAACACAGCGGATCAGTTCACCAGTGATTGCACTGGCAACCATCCACTTAACAGATTGATAGTTTTCCAATGCTTGTTTGTTGGTCAGGAAGAACATTTCAATGATCAGCCCGCCTGCGTTGACATACCCCAGTTTCCCGCGATGGGACTGTGATTGGTCAATCCAACCTCTGTCACCGCGCACCTTATCTTTGGTCACACCAGCAATTGCTTGGCTGATCCGCTGAGAAAGTGTCTTGTGGGCTGGCAGTGAGATTGTCTCAACACCAGTAGCGGAAGCTGAACCAGATGCATTGCAGTGAATCTCAATTGCGAGATTGCCCTGCTTAACAAGCTTGATTGCTTCATTAAGCGGCTGGTTGTAACTTCCTGTTCCATCAGTGATCACTTCATGGCCTCTGCTTCTCAGCTTGCTAGCGATCATGTTGCGCATATCTTCAGCAATCTCTGATTCTGTGACACCATTGGCCACTGCACCTGGGTCTGAATTAGAGTGACCGGCAGTCACCACGAACTTTGCCATCTTTCAACTCCTTTTCCAGCTTATGGATAAAGTATAACATAATCCCCAACTCCCAGCGGAGTTATAACTGCCATATACAACAAGGTGGCACACAGCAATAACCAGAATTCATTCCACATAACAACCTCATGCTTGCATCTTAGACTTCTGTCTCTCCTTCTCAAGTGTCAATTCTAAATCAAGTATCATAAGGAAGTCTTTATCATCACCTGACAGATTCTTTCCTTGATACACATTCTTTGCTATGCCATTGAGTTTATCCAGCGCTCTCAACAGTGTGGCTTCATTCTTGGCATCATGGCCAATGCGTCTTTTTAGACCCTTATCATCAACCACAACACAATGTTGAGTGCTAATGACATTGCTATGATGATTTCCATAGTGTTAGCTCCTTACGAGTCCCACCACGCGATAGGCGATAGGGGGCCCGTATTCGGCGCGGCTCGCTAGGCTATAGGATAGTATAGCCTTTATATAGAGTCGCCGGATATAGAGAAAGAGCCCTATAGACGGCGACCTATAGGCTAGGGGTTAGGCTAGGCGATTCCAAGAATGATGGAAGTCATGAAGCCAATTATAAACAGCCAGAATAACATGGCTGCAAAACCTGCCAAAAACGGAATGATTTGGCAAACCAACCACACTACAAACCCAACAAATATATAGTACATGTGCAGGCACCTCCTGCCAACAAACAATTGATTATCTACTCTCCTGATAATGATACAAAAACAATTTTGCAGCCGATTCCTTGTAAGTCATCAACTCTCTTGTCTTTGCTGCTTTTGAAATTGAATCCCATGCCCAAAGCCATGGCGTTATCAAAAATGCTATCAGCGTCAATATCCTTTCCATACATTCACCAGCACTGTTTTGTGTCTATCAAAACCCATTATCCTTGAGTCAAACTTGTCAAGGAATGTGACCATCCTTTTACCAATCTTCAATCTATTAACTTGTGTGCGTTTTGCAGATGGAAAACGCTCAAGTACATCTGCCATGCAACTGCTTACACTTGGCAACTCAACAATCACTATAACATCACGTGTTGGGTACATTTCCAGTGCTGTCGAGATTGAGTTAGCAAATTGATATTTGTTGTATGCATATGCTTCAAAGTTCATTTGACAATGATCTCCGCTGGATGAATTGTGGTGAACAGAGCACCAGTCTCTGATTCAGTGATGTTCATCAACTCTTTGGTTGGGTAACGAGCATCAGCACCAGGATTGTCCTGATACTGCATTGACCACTTCTCACCAAAAGTATTGAACATGATCTCACGACAGCGGGCAGTATTGCGAGCTGTTATTGTGGCATGGTATCCTGCAAAAGTCTGCCCACAGCCAAATGTAAAGTAGTTGGTAATCATTTCACTTTCTCCACTTCATAAGTCCAGTTGGAAGGCATGTTGTAACAGATTGCTGATGCTACTGTGTCGGCACAGCTATCATTGTATGCCTTGATTGGCATTGACGCAGCAATTCTCTTTTGTTCACTGCGTGATGCCCACTTATAGAAAACAATCAGATAATCTTCCATCATCCACCATCCTTCTGTAGTATTCCATTCCTTCACGAGCAAGCGCATCAACAATTGCATTTACTCGTGTCCTGTTTGTCTCATGGCTTGTGTGAGCCTTGACATGCTTTGCCTTTACAAACTTGGCACCAGCACGCTTCAATTGCGGTGTCATCTCACGCACCACATTCTGCAAGGCGTGGATGTTATCACACTGTACAACAATTACCTTCCCAGTTAAGTCATGATGCTCCATTATGTGCTTGAGCGCCACTTCTATTCCATGCCGTTCCACCTCCATTGGGTTTGGCATATGCAGGCCACCATACTTGAGCTCAACAGGTTGCTCTTCTGAGTAGCGATACCAGATGCCAACACCCCAAGCGGAAGTTCTTGGGCAATAAGAGCCGTCTGTGAACACTGTCACAAACAACCCCTTATCACTCTCCTTTAGTGGCTTGGCATCTTCATTATAGCGATCAACTTTTATCATCAAATGCCTCCTGAAGATTGAAAATCAGTTTGTTGACCTTTGCATGGATTTCAAACATTTCATTCATTGTGGCATCACATATCACAACTGCATCAACATCAAGGCCAACGCCATTTATGGTAACTGGCACAACACTTCTGTCAGGCTGACCTGCTATTACATGCAGGATGAGTAATTCATCAAGCTGGTGCCTGCGGGATGTTAACTGATCAGCTACGCTGCGCAACTTCTTTTCCATTTCCATGATAGTGAGCTGGAAGCTCTTGACATCATCTACACTAGTCATTTAATTCACTCTCCAGTCTGGTTATAAGGAACTTGAGCAGGTCTCTGCGCAAGTCATTGTACTCAATGTGCCAAAGCCAATTCTCACCCATATATGCCATCTTATCGCACCCCATATACTACATAGATGATTGCATCACGCAATGTGCGATGGAAGTTGCCGTGAACAAAAAAGTATTTGCCCTCACGACGAATGATAGTAGGTTGCCTACCATCAACAAACACAATGTAGCGCATTTCACTGTTTACAGAAGTGCGCTTGATATAGTATGGTACAGCGCGATATTGTGTACTCATGATTTTCTCCTTGCTTGGGAAGCGACTATCCGCTTGATGGCTATCTTATATTCTGACAATGAACAATTCACTGCCAGATAATAGATCAGGTCAATTATCTGATCTTCTGTGAGCTGACTTATTGGCTTGCGCATACAAACACCTTTGTGAATATAATGCCGAATGAAAACCCAGCAGCAAATAGAAAGATTGCCAGGCCCAAAGTGTCTTTGTTCACAATTACACCTCAATTGTGATGTTGAGTAATACTTCAGAACCATCTGTTCCAAAGTCCCGCTGGAGTGTGATTGAATCAGTGTGAACTCGCACAACAAACCAGCCAAGGTCATGCAGATGCATAACCAGATCAGTCATAGTGATCAGGCAATCATAATACTGCTGAATATTGAGCTGGGCTTCTACTGGCAGAATGATGTTAATTGATTGAATTGATACCAGTGTTGCTTTCATGATATGTTATCCTTTTAACAAATTGATGACAGTCAGCGACATGCTCTTCTTGCTGCTATGGCTATTGAGGAGCATGGATTTGACCATTTCATATGGAATGCCTGTTCTGACGCTGATGTCCAGAAGGCAGCCCATGACATTGTGGGTTGATAGCTCACCAGAATTGCCTGTGCAGACAAACTCGTGCGAGCGGACAATGCCACAGTGATCTTTTGTAGCAGTTGCCTGATCAGCAACACCATGATTGAAGCAGAAGTCAATTTGGCCTGAAAGATCATCTATCTGCATAGTCACAATGACTCCATGCTCAGTGTCAATGCTGACATATGATGTGAGATTAGTTGGTGTCATGATTTGCTTATTTCTCACGTGTTACAAATGCGTATGCTGGAGCAGATTGTGGTGCTGCATAACCTGCTTTGAATGTGCTAGACTGCTCAACCATAAAACGTGCTGTGCCATGTGATCCGTGCATCCCAAGCCGATACCGCAGTGATTCGCTGAATGTATTGAAATTAGCAAACTGCGAGCGGAGGCAATCATACACCTGTGCCTCACTTAATCCGCTTGCGATGATTCCTGTTGGGTTCTCAGGGCTGGGCATTGTGCTTAACTCATATGTCTTGCTGGTCATAATATAATATCCTATCGAGTCTAATATAGTAGGGGGATTCTATTTCAGGGTGATGTTATTGATTTATAAGGTTTTTTTTACCCTAGAAATCTATTATCCCCCTATTCCCCTACTCGAAACTAGCTATACCCCTACAAAAAAGTTAATAGGGATTTATTAAGTATAGGTTTTATAAGGGGTTTTTCCTTAAAAAACCGGATAGACCCCTAAAATATCCCCCTACTAGAGAGAGAGAGAGAGGGGGGGAGAGGGTGTCTAAAGAGTCCCAAGGGGGAACGGGGGAAAGTAGGGGGTTAGGGGAGAAGGTAAGAAAGTATATAAAAACTCTATATAGATTATATACTTACCTTACTACTATCCCTCTAATATCCCTCTATAAACCCCCTATTTCAAGCCCTTATCCCCCTACTGGCCACCCCTTATTCCTCAATCTTGAGGCTTTTCTTGGTGTTGCGAAGGATAACCTTGAACCCTTCTTGGCTTGGGCCTTCCATCTCAGCACCCACCAACAGGGTGGCAAGGTCACGCTTTTTGGCCACAAGATTCTTTTGGCGCAGCAAGGTTTCCGCTGCTGACTTCTCACAGGCAAAGGGGTGCGCAGCGTCATAGACAAACTCTGGCTCTTTTGCCTGTTTGATCTTGGGTGCCTTCTCAGCTGGCTCACCCTCAACTTTCTCAGCGGAAAGAGAGCGGGCCACCTTCTGACCTTGGCGCACAGTCTCGCAAAGTGCCCAGATGTTGAGATAGTGAGTGAGGTGGTTGCGAACGTTCTGTGACTCGTTGCCCATGATAAGGTCACGCGCCTCTTGCTCAGTGCGACTTGCTTCTGCCAGCCAGTCATAGTACATGGCTGCGAACCCACTGGCACCTGCCCGCTTGGCTGGCTTGACCTCATCCTCAATGACCTTCCACTGCTCATTGAGCGTCTTGAGAGACTCACCCTTTTCCTTGCCCCAAGCCAGATAGATGTCTTTAGCCCCAGCCAGACCAGAGGCCATAGCGATGCGCGCACCTTCGCCAATGTTAGATTGAGCGGAAAGGGCAGTCATAAGCTCGATGATGGTTTTCATAGTATTCTCCAGCATTCAATGGTGTCATTAAGGGCTAGGATTAACCCTTACTAAAGGATAGCCCCATGCTACCCTAAAGTAAAGACTATTCTTTATGTTCCACTGGTATAAAGACCATATATTTAGATGGGTCATTATATACCTCTATATAGACTGCTATTGGGGTATCATAAGGCTGTCCCCTAAAGTCTTCCATATAAATCCCGTCACCTATTGGGTTATTTAAATTAACATCTTCTGTATCCCTTATAGATAGGAATACTAGCCCCTTAGTATTAAGAGTGGCACCTGCCTCTTTGTTAGCTATTATCAAAGAGGTGCTAAGGTTTTCTAGCTCTATAGAAAGAAACCCGATATGGTCCATAGTATTCTCCAGTTGTTCAAAGTATTCGATTATAAAGGTAGTACGTTTTCCGATATTAGTAAAGCTACTTCTTTTCTAAGGTCGCCCCTACTTCTTACGCTAGGAGAGAGCTACTTATAGAGGTTCCCCCCTATCTGGGTCTATTCCCGACCTGTGAGATAACTATAGTCCAGTTAGGATAGAAGTAAAGATTAGTTAGGAATAAGCAGTGGGATACTTATATCTGATAGTTATATCCGCTTTCCTTCCTTTATATACGCGCGCAGGTGGAAGGCTAGACGGCCAGAGGGATAGACGTCTGGAAGTGTAGAGGTGTGGAGGGCTATGGCCAGCATGTCAGGGCAAGCGGTGGATGGGTGGGGGAGGGGGTGATGCAGCAGTCCAAGGCCGAGGTGTCCTGCTCACGCAATTCCATCACACTTTTCACACACCCAGTACCCCTCCTCCTAAAAAAATTTTTTTTCAGAAAACACAGTCCAGTTGCCTCTATCCTATAATTTTATATTCAATCTTCCATCTGCTAGGTCATTACACAAAATATTTTAACTATCCTCTTTACTTTAGGCCTCTTTTAGGCTAGGCTCTCTATTAGAGGTAGCCTTTTAGCAGATGAGACAAACACCATGGACCTAGAGCGAATTATCAAAGAGAAGTGCAATACATTTGACACGCTGACTCCAGAGTTGGCCGTGGAGATTGTCATCTGTGCACCTGCTCTTTCGCTTGATGAGTGCCTGGACCGTTGCCTGCTTGAAGCACCCGAGCTCACAGAAGCGGAAATGGACTTTGCCAAGCGTCTACACAAGCGTGGTCGTGCCAATGGTGTCAAGGATGCATGTGATAACTTGTTCATGCATATGAAGACAAAAATGGGCGGCCAGTCTGCTATTGAGTACCTGAACAAAGTCTCTTCTGAGTTTGCGATGACTGCACAGAAGACATCAGCAGGCGGATTCCAGTTCCAGATTGTTTACCCAGCGGAAGAACAGAAGTCATAAAGAAGGTGCCATCATGAAAGGACTCGTGATTGCTGTGCTCGCATTTGGGCTGGTTGCTATGTTGTGCAACTCTCTGATTGGTGATAACAAGTCTAAACCTGCCAAGGTTACAACCACTATGGAATAACATATCATCATGACCACCTACATTGCCTCCCCAACCATGGCCAAGTTCCACAAGAGTGATGCATTTGTCCGCTCACTCTTTGGCCCAATTGGATCAGGCAAGTCTGTGGCATGTGTTGCTGAGATGATGCGCATCAGTTGCTTTGTCCAGCAGCCTACTCCTGGCACTAATGTCCGTGAGTCACGTTGGGTAGTTGTACGCAACACTTACCGTGAACTCATGGATACAACAATACAAACCTTCTTTGACTGGGTTCCTGAGCACACTGGAGTGTTCCTCAAGCAAGACTTGAAGTTCACATTCAAACAAGCTCTTCCAGATGGAACCATAGTCAAAGCAGAGTTTCTGTTTCGTGCTCTTGATAAGCCTGATGATATCAAGAAGCTGCTGTCACTCGAAGTCACAGGCGGATGGCTCAATGAGGCCCGTGAGATTCCAAAAGCAATTATGGATATGCTCATTGGTCGTCTTGGTCGCTATCCAAGAAAGGTTGATGGCAAGGGCGGAGCAACTCGCTACTGCCTTTTGATGGACACCAACCCGCCTGATTCTGATCACTGGTACTACAAGTTGTTTGAAGAACAGAAGCCTGAAGGTTATGAGATTTTCTATCAGCCCTCTGGTCTGTCTCCTGAAGCGGAGAACATCAAGAACTTGCCAGATGGCTATTATCAGAAGATGCAAGCGGGTAAAGATCAGGAGTGGATCAACGTGTATGTTCATGGTCAATATGGGTTTGTACAAGATGGCAAGCCTGTCTGGCCTGAGTACAAAGATGACTTCCATCACACTGACAAAGACATTGTTGTTCCAAAGTCTATTACCATTCATGTTGGCATTGACTTTGGTTTAACTCCAGCTGCTATCTTTGGTGTTCGTACAGCAAGTGACCAGATCATAGCCTTTGATGAGTTGGTAGCGGAAGACATGGATGCTCGCACTTTTGGTCGGCTGCTCAAACAGAAGATCAATAGTGAGTATCAAGGCTACAACTTTAGATTTACTGGTGACCCAGCTGGTGACTTCCGTGCTCAGTCTGATTCATCAACTCCGTTTATGATGCTGGCTGCTGAGAAGATTCCAGCTGCCCCTGCTTGGACAAACGACCCTGTTATTCGTATAGGCGCAGCAGCTGCTCCCATGAAGCGTTTGGACTCAGCTGGCAACCCTGGCTTCTTGGTAGGCCCTAAGTGCAAGGTTCTGAGAAAGGCACTTTCAGGCGGATACAAATACCGACGAATTAAAGTTGCAGGTGATGAGCGTTATCATGATGTTCCTGATAAGAACAGATACTCTCACCCAGCAGATGGCTTCCAGTACTTGATGCTTAGTCTTGGTGAAGGCACTAGCTTGATCTCAAGCAACTCTTCACCAACCAAGATCAACTACAACAATGATGGGATAATCTAAGATGGATAAGTACACTGATGACGACATCAAGAAAATCATAGCTGAAGAGATTGACCAGTCTTCTGGTTCGTCTAATGATGCTATTGATGCAGAGCGTCAGAAGGCACTGAAGTATTACCTTGGTGACAAGGGAAATACCAAGGCTGGTCGCTCTGCTGTGGTGTCAACTGATGTTGCAGACTCCATTGAGTGGATTCTCCCTGAGATTGTCAAGGCATTCACTCAGAACAATGAAGTTGTGACTTTTGACCCTGTAGGCCCAAATGATAGCACTCAGGCTCAACTGGAATCACGCTTTGTTTATGATGTGTTGATGAAGCACAACAATGGCTTCTTGGCAATTCACACTCTTGTCAAAGATGCTTTGCTGCAAAAGAATGGCTTCATCAAGGTCTACTACAACAAGACCAACCGTGTGGCAGTAGAGTCATATATTGGCATCACCACTCCTGAGCTGCAGATGATTCTGGCTGAGGATAATGTTGAGCTTGTTGGACAGACCACATCAATTGATGAGTCCGGCATCGAAATCCATGACGTCAACATCAGACGCGTTGAGTTATCAGGCAGCGTTGTGGTCAAGCCTGTTGCACCAGAGAATATGCGTGTCTATGGACGCCACAACAGCATCGACCTGTCTGAGTGCCGCTTCATTAGTGAAACTCAATCACTCACCCGCTCTGACCTAGTTGAGAGTGGATATGACAGGGATGAAGTCTATGCTGTCAGTGTCAGCGATGACATTGAGGCTGATAATCGCAGAACATATCGCTTTGAAGTCCAAGGCGAGTCTACATACGCCCAATCCAGCGGAAGGTCAGTTTCTCCTGAGAATGAGCTGCTGGATGTTACTGAAGCCTACATGTTCCTGGACTTGAATGATGATGGCATTGCAGAGCGCGTCAAGATCACCTACATTGGTGATGATGAGCCTGTCCATATTCTGTCTGTTGAAGAGATTGATGAGTGCCCATATATCTCTGTGACTGCTATCATCATGTCTCACAAATTCTTCGGCCTGTCCATCTATGACAGACTGAAAGAGATTCAGGACATCAAGACTGCTCTGTGGCGCAACATGCTTGATAACATGTACCTGCAGAACAACCAGCGTACTCTGGCACTTGAAGGCCAAGTCAATCTGGATGACTTGCTTGATGCCCGCGCAGGCGGAGTGGTTCGTGTAAACAATATGGATGCAGTAAGACCATTCCCTACCAACCCGCTTAGCAGTGACAGTTACAACATGATGAGCTATATGGACCAAGTCCGTGCAGGTCGTGTTGGGGTATCACCTGATGGCAGCATCAGCGATAGTGCAATGGGTGACCGTGTTGGCTCAGAAGGTCTTGGCAAGCTGCTTACCCAAAAGGAAGAGCTTGTTGGGCTCATGGTACGTGTGTTTGCAGAGACTGGCATTAAGCCTCTTTGCATCCGCATTCGTGATCTGTTGATCTCCAACAAGGATGTTGTTGAGGACTATGAATTTAGAGGTGGTTGGGCCAAGGTCAACCCATCACGCTGGGTTGCTCGCAACTCAACAACTGTTCGTGTTGGCACTGGCTCAGGCAACCGCAAGGAACAAGCAGCTGCTCTTATGCAAGTGCTTACATTCCAAAGCCAAATTCTTGCTCAGCCTGGTCAAGCAATTGTTACTGAAAAGAATGTGTTTGCTGCACTCAATGACTTTATCAAGGCTTCTGGTATGCCAGGTGCTGTGCCGTACTTCCTTGATCCTGACTCTCCAGAGGGCCAAGAGAATAAGCAGCAAGTGGCTGCTTCAAGCCAGCAAGCGCAAGAGAAAGAGATCAAAGAACAGCAGGCACTTCTTGAAGCTCAGACAACAATTGCTCAGGCTGAGCAAACCAAAGCTCAAGCTGCACAAGAGTCTGTTCTGCTTAAAGGCAAGATTGAACGACTTAAAACTGCTCTTGAAACAATCAAAGGGCAGAGTGAGAATAAGATTGCAGAGTTGGAGCAACAGCTTTCTGAAGCTCAACTTCAGCTCAAGGATGTACATCATACTGAAGATTTGCAATTCAAGTATGACCAGTTGCAACAGCAGTATGAAATTGCAATGGTACAGCTAACATCTGGAGAGAAAGATGCTAACGCCAGAAAGGATTAATTCATTAGAAAACAGAATCGCAGTTGCAAGACGACAGGTTGATGTGTATGAAGCACACATTGAACCTTTCATCTTGCAACAGGAGCAGAAATTGTTTGAAGCATTTTGTGGTGTGCCTGCTCAGGATACTGAGCAACTCAGGATTATCAAGATGCAACAAACTGCACTGAGAAGTCTGAAGAACTCGTTTTTGCACTTTCGAGATGAACTCAAAGTTGCACAAAGTGAGCTCAACCAATCTGGAGAATAAGATATGTTTAGATTCAGTAAGGCTGCTACTCTCATGATGCGCTACATGGCACCGGCTGGTGACGATGGTGCAGCAAGCGGAGCGCAAGATATTGAATCCCGCATCCAAGCTGCACTGTTCCCTGAGCGACAGCCGGATGATGGCAATGCGGACGACCAAGATGACGCAGTAGTGAATGGCGACGGTAAACGTCCACCTGAAGCTGACGACGCTGATGCTGGTGAAGACGCTGAGCTGGATGGTGATGATGCTGATGATGGCGAAATCACCGTAGCAAGCCTGCTTGGGATTGATGAGGACAAACTCGAATATGACGCAGAAGGCAAAGTTGTCTTCAATGCCATCATTGACGGGCAAGTCCAAAAGGTTCCGATGGGTGAGCTTGTTAAATCCTACCAGCTGCAGGGGCATGTTAACAACAAGTCTATTGCACTGGAAGAGGAGCGTAAGACTTTTGCTGCTACCAAGCAGCAGGCGTCTCAAGAGCTTCTGACGCGGTTGGAGTCACTCAACAAGCTCACTGATGTTGCTGAAAAGCAACTTATGGCTGATTTTGAAGGGGTTGACTGGAATGGTCTCCGTATGACTGAGCCAGGTGAATGGGCTGCTCTCCAGCAGCAGTTCCAAAGCAGGCTCAATTATATCAACCAAATCAAGGCCCTTGGTGGCCAAGAAGGTGAGCGCATTAAAGCTGAACAGCAAGCTGAACAGCAAGCGCAAAATCAAACACGTGTTGGCCAAGAATTGGCCAAGATGGTGCAAGATAATCCTGCTTGGTCTGACCAATCAGTAATGGCAAAAGAGTTTGGTGAAATTGGTGCATTCTTGCGCGAGAAGTATGGTTTTGCTGATCAGGAAGTTGCTAACAACTTGGATGCACGATTGATGCGTTTGATCCGTGATGCAAAGCAATTCCACAGTGCAACTAGCAAGGTGCAAACCAAGAAGGCTGAAAAGCCTATCCCCAAATTTGTTAAACCAGGCGTTGTTGGTGATCGTCCTTCTCTGCAGAAAGCACGTGCTGTTAAGCAACAGAAGGAACAGATCAGAAAATCAGGTGGCTCGGTAGATGCTGTCGCAGCCGCTCTCATTGACCGCATGTAAGGAAAACATACTATGGCAATTATTGCTGGCTCAAAATCCACCTACTCTGAACCGATTGGCACTGGTGGTAACCGTGAAGATCTGTCTGATGTTCTGTACGACATTTCTCCAACTGAAACCCCGTTTGTATCTATGGCAAAGAAGGGGAAAGCTAGTGCAGTCAAGCATGAATGGCTGACTGACTCTCTGGGTGCTCCGGCCAAGAATGCACAGATTGAAGGCAACGTAGCAGTTGCTACCAAGCCTGGTGATCGCGTTCGTCTGGGCAACTACTGCCAAATCTTCAGCAAGTTTGCTGTTGTGTCTGGCTCTCAGGAGAAGGCAGACAAGGGTGGCGGCATCAAGTCTGAAATGGCTTATCAGGTTGCTCGCCGCATGAAGGAAATGAAGCGTGATCTGGAGTTTGCATGTGTTGGCTCTGGTCTGCAAGTTTCCAAGGCTGGCTCTGAAACTGTGGCCCGTGAAATGGCTTCTCTGCAAGCCTACATGAGAGCAGGCACCACCAGCCTGGGCGCAACTGGTACTGCTGGTGCTGGCAATGGTACCAATGTGTACACCCCTGGCACCAACCGAGATTTTGATGAAACCATCTTCAAAGCTGCTCTGTCTGCCATGTGGAACCAGTCCGGTGGCTCTGAGAACATCTCAGCCCTGATGGGTGCCAAGCAGCGTGGTATCTTCTCCACCTTCTCTGGTTCCAATACCCGTTATGCTTCCATTGATGACAAGAAGCTGACTGCTTCCATTGATGTGTATGACGGTGACTTCCACACAGTAACTGCGGTTCCTGACCGCTACGCTACTGCTGGTGAAGTGCTGTTGATCGACAAGGATTATGTGTCCATCGATGACTTCCGTCCTGTCTTCTCTGAAGACCTGGCGAAGACTGGTGATGGCGCATCCAAGCAGATCATCATGGAGACCACCCTCAAGGTTGGTAGCCCGCAGGCTCACTATGTGATCACTGCGCTGACTCCGTAATAACAACTAACTAATAGCAGGGGCCAGCAATGGCCCCTTTTGTGTAAGGAATTATGACCATGTCTATGCAATTTATGGCATCCCACTATGATGAGTTTTCCGGCATCACTGAAGAGTACTGGTACAATCATCTGACTGATGAACTGACTATCCGTCGTCTTCAGGATGTTGAAAAGAACATTGATGTCAACAAGTTCATGTACAATGAACACAATAAGCCAAAGTATTCTGATAGTGATGGTTTGCATCTGGTGGCTCGCATTCCGCTTGTCATGATTGAGCATTGGAAGAAGCTTGGCTTTGATTGGTTCAACAGCACAGACAATGAACGCCGTGTCTGGCTTGATAAGCCAGAGAACCAATGCTTGAAGGTTCGCCCTGGAAAGCTTGGTGGAGTTATGAAGAAGCCGCTTCAAACAAAGGTGAGCTAATATGGATTACAATGAAATTGTCGCTGCTGCAAAAGCATACAGTGATCGTCTTGACAATGAAGTCTCTGTAAACATGGGCACTTTCATTGTGATGGCAGAGTCAAGAATCAACAGAGTACTCAAGATATCAGAGCAGACTAATCGTGTTTATACAAAGACTGTTGCTGGTAAAGAGTTCTATACTCTGCCTCCTGAATACAATGGCATGCGCTTTATCCACCTCAATACTGGTGAGGTTGATGAGCCATCATCAGGCGTCATCCCAGTTGATTATGTCACGCCAGAGCAGCTTTCTGACATGCAGGCAAGCGGAGTCTCCAGCGGACAGTTTTATACAATCCTGAACAACCAGATTCAATTGCACCCAACTGCTAGCCCAGATGGTACTATTGAAATGGTGTTTTACAGAAAAGTACCTTCACTTAGTGCTAGCAATCAATATAACTGGATGTCAATTGATTACCCTGATATATACTTGTCTGGTATTTGTGCTGAGATAGAACTGTTTGTCAAAAACTATGAAGCATCCCAACTTTGGGATACTCGCATGACTCGTTCAATTGAAGAACTCAAATTGAATGACGCTGACAAACGCTGGGCTGGCAACACCATGATCATGAGGATTGGAGAATGACTTTTAAATATGGAAACTGGCTTGGTGAAAATACCTCGACTGTAGGCCAAGGCCCAATCAATCTTGGTGGTGCAGTCCCTGGGTTCTCCACATTCATCTATCTTGGTGATTGTGAAGTTTACTATACCATTGTTGATGGCAATAAGAAAGAATGTGGGATTGGCACAATCACCGGCCGAGTAATGGAGCGGACCACTGTCATTGCAACTCTTGTCGATGGCATTTATACAGAGAATTCTGCACCTCTATCACTCACTGGCTCAGCACAAGTGTTTGGCACAATCAACAGCGAATTCTTTAAATCAATTCTTCTTAAAACTGAAAATGCTGCATCTGCCACTAAGCTCAAAACCCCTGTTGCAATTACAATTGCAGGAGTTAGTAAACAGTTTGATGGGTCTGCTCCTGTGTCATGGTCTCCAGCAGAAATTGGTTTGACATCAATATCAAGTTTTAAGAATAAGATACACAATGGTAAGATGGAGGTATCACAACGCGGATCAAGCATGCCTATACCTATAGCATCAACTGAGGGTAAAATAGATAGATTTGCATGTGGCAATAGCACAGCAGCCCGTGGTACAATTAATCAGGCAGTTTTAGATATTAACTATCCTAACAAAGGCATAAGAAAATGCCTGAGTGTTGCGCTTACAACGCCTGTGGAAGCAAATATAGCTTCTAAGCACATGCGCATTGGTTATTTAATGGAGGGGTATGATGTACGTGAGTTAACAGCAAAACCATTCATCATAAGCTTTACTGCTAAAACATCTAAAGCTGGAACATACAGCTTTGCTATGCGGAATGGCAACCGTTCTAAAACTATAGTTGTTGGATTTACACTTCCTGCTAATATATGGAAGTCTGTAGAAATTGCTATGCCAGCCCTGCCAATTGGATTTGTTAGTGAATGGGAAAATGGCCTAGGAATGGAGTTGTGCTGGACTCTTGCAGCAGGTGCTGATTTGCGTACTGCTACACTTGGCACAATGCTCGATGGCGTATTCTTAGCAGGAACAAATCAGGTATCATGGGGCACTAGTGTTAGTGATACATTCCAGTTAACTGAAGTACAATTGGAAACTGGAACTACCAAGACAGATTTTGAACATCGGCCATATCAAGTTGAGCTTTCTTTATGCCAGCGGTATCTCCTTGGCATAGGATGGCAAGATGGTGTAAGTGGCACACTAGCTGCTGGTGGAATGTGCACATCATCTGTAGGCATTGTATCAATTGGTGTCCCTGTGCAAATGAGAGCAACACCAACAATTGAAGGCGGAACATGGTTATTAATTTCAGGCAGTGGTGTGGATGGTACAGGGGCACTAACAGTAACGCTACGCGGCACAAATATAATGATTAACCAGAATATTACTGGGGCAGCAGGACAGGCATCTTATCTTGCATCATCACAAACAACTGACTTCCGCGGATTTAATGCAGAGTTGACATAAGGAGAATCAATGGATAGAGGAACGCTCTTTGTTTAACACGGGATGATCAATTTACATAAGGGTTAATAATATGAAAAGCTTACTCATTGGCATCCTCATCAAAGTCGGCAGCAACCTCCTGATCAATATGATGCGCGCTGGCGCTGATGAGCTGGAAAAGCGGAAAGACAATGATTTCAATTCTGCAAACATTATCAAGGACGCACTTGGCGGAGTCAAAATCAATGGCAGAGCAGACCAATAATATTGTGTTCTTAGCCTCTGCCGTAGTTGCTGTGCTGGTGCCAACCTCAAGTTATATTTACATGCAGGGGCAGGACAACCAGATAAGCAAACAGTTAGTTGAAGTAAGTAACGAACTTAACACATCTGTGAAGAATCTTTCTCTTGAGCTGAATGCACTTAATTCGAAAGTCAAGGCTGAATCACTTCGGTCTGATTATCACGAACAGCGCATAACAGGTCTTGAGATAGATGCTAAGCAGACTGCCAAGGAGTTGTCATACTTGGCTGGTGAAAAGGAGCGGCGATGAGTGATCTCATGATCATGATTCCAGGGCTTGCAATAGTGGGGTATGCTGTAATAGGCATGCCCCCTAAAACATCATCTGGAACATGGATAGAATATGATAATGGCCTTGCAGATGATGTATGGGCTGAATATCCTCCTCAACCAGTTTACACACAATTCAAGGAGTAACAAATATGCCTCTTGAGAACGCAACAACTATTGAACAGCTTGATGAGCAATGGCCTCATGGAGGCGATGGCGTAGACCGTGGTGATGATCACATACGTTTACTCAAGCATGTCTTGAAATCAACATTCCCTGGCCCTCGTGTTAATAACCAGCCAGGTCAAGGTTTCTCAGTACCACTTACTGTTGATCCAGTTCTTTTGAATGGTCTTGCAACAAGACTTACAAACATGGAAAATGCAATCAAGAACGCAAGACCAATTGGGTCAATTGAATTGCGTCTTGATAATGTTGACCCATCAACTCTTTTTCCAGGAACTGTTTGGACAAGAATTGATGGCGACTACAGCCTACATGTTGGCAATGGCAATAACGGCGGAAGCACAACTGGTGAAAACACACCATTGGTGCCATTGCCACTTCACAATCACAATGCAACATTTTTTGGCAATCCATTGCCTCCACACAGCCATGGCAGTAATATATTTGGAGGGAACTCAGGCCCAAGCACTAATGCTGCAAGATGGGATGGTTATGCATACAATATCCCAACCACAAGCGAATCAGCTGGCACACCAAGTGGAACTGTTTTTGTTTCACACGTTGGTAATGATCAAGCAAGGCTTGATGTTCGTGGAGCACGAATCTTTGTAAACGTTTGGAAAAGGACAGCTTGATATGCCATCATACAGCATTGGCAACTTTTCAGTTGCTGGACTTAACACTGATATAAATCCAACTGATCTGGCGAAAGATTTCATAACTCGTTCAGTGAATTTGAGGATGCAGAATGGTGGGCTAACACCATTTGGTGGTCACATGAATATTGCTGACTTGCCAGTTGATGCAATCCCGCATTCATTATTCTTTGTTAAGTCAAGTGCTGGTGATGTATGGTTTGTATCTGGAAAAAACAAAGTTTATTCATATGTCTCTGCATTCTCTAATGTGACGCCTGATTTTATGCAAACAATCACGGATGAAGAAGCATGGTCATCAGGCGCCATATCAGGCATCCCGCTGTTGTGCCATCCAATCCTTGGACCCATGTATATGGATGCTGCAGCAAGCCGTTTCAAATCTCTTCCTTGGACAAACACACAGACATGGAAGCAAGTTAACCAGAGTTGCAATATTCTTGTTGTGCATAAGCAGTATTTGTTTGCATTGGGTCTTCTTGACAATGGTGTTGAGAAGTTTGATGGCATCAGATGGTCAGCACCAGCGGATGTTGGCGCAGTCCCTCTGAATTGGAACCCGCTTGACAAAACTAGTGCTGCAGGCATCTCAGCATTAGGTGGAAATGGCGGCAAAATAGTTGGTGGGCTTTCACTTCGTGATTCTCTTGTTATTTATAGAGAGAGTGGTATCAATGTAGTGGATTATGTTGGAGGCCAATATGTCTGGCGTATACGGCAAATGCAAACAACTGTCGGACTCATTGCCAAGGACGCAGTGGTTGATGTTAATGGCACTCATTACTTCCTCTCAGATGGTGATGTTTTTAGCAACGATGGCAATACGATTAAGTCAATAGCAAACAATCGTGTTCGTTCAAGGATGAACACAATTGATAAGAAAAATTACGGCAAGGCATTTGCTGTCCACCACTCAAATAAAAAGGAGGTATGGTTCTGCTTCCCTATGGGAGGTAACAAGTATTCAAATATTGCATTCATTTACAATTATGAATATGATAGCTGGTTAACACGTGATTTGCCTGGTTGCCTTGGTGCTGACATAGGGAGGCTTGCATCACCATCATCAACTTGGGATGGTTCTACAGAAAGCTGGGATGGGTCAGTAAAGACATGGGATGATAACTCAACCACACCTTTTGACTCAGTGTTAATGGGAATCATATACAATGGCACAACCTATAAGTTCGCTTTATTAGATTATATACTCGGCTTTAATTCTGAGCCTTATTCGTCTATAATAGAAAGAACGGATTTAGCAATAGGTGGTCTGGACACTGCAAAGATAGTAACTCGTTTATATCCTCATGTTGTTGGTGGTAGCAGCGTCAAGATGCAACTAGGTTCTCAGCAATATCCAGGTGGTCCAGTTACTTGGAAGCCTGCAGTTGACTTCCAGCCAAACGTTGACAGGAAGGTTGATATCAGAAGCTCTGGCGTGCTTCACGCATACCGCATAATGGCTACTGATGTAACTGCAAACTTCATACTTACTGGGCTTGATTTTGAATACCAAATGGCAGGTAAGCGATGAACATTGGTCAAACACCACCTCCTAGCAGCATAGACCCTGAGCTGCAACGTTGGCTTGCTCAGCTTCTTGTTGAATTATCTGGCGCATTTCAAGATGTTGAGAAAAACATCACTGATTTGCAGGAAGAAGTAAAAGCCATCAAGACACATCTGGGGTTAACATGAGTGATGTAAAAATTGCTATGCCAAACTATCTTGATGTGATACGTTGCTGGCATGAAATTGAGCCATTTATTCAGAAGGCAGTTGATGAATCAAATGGTGAGTTGACAACAGATTCAATCAAGGAAAAGGTTGCCAATAAAGAAATAATTGTGCTGACCATATATGATGTATCAATCGCCAAACTCATAGCAGTAACCACTTTTGATATGGTGACATTTGAGAGTGGCATCTGTGTGCTCAACATCCAATGCGCAGGCGGAGAGCGTGTTGATGAGTGGTTTGCTGAAGTGGATGCAATCGCAAACTGTGTAGCCAAGCGTCATGATTGTTCAAAGATTTATGTCATTGGTCGCAATGGATGGGCTCGCAAACTCAAACCAATTGGCTATGCGCCAGTTCATACAGTGATATCAAGAGAGGTGGTGTGATGGGTGGTTCATCAGGTAAAAGCAAAGGAAGCTCTAACAACAGCTTCAGCACCAATGTCTGGGGGCCACAGGGTGATGCACTCCAGAATCTTTATCAACTCGCATTTGGTCAGTTTGGTAAAGGTAATGACTATATGTCGCAGATTACCGGCCAAGCTGATAATATCAGCAATGCAGCGAATGGCATTCTTGATGCAAACAAAGGTTTGCAATCAGGAGGCGCATATGGCGATACAGCTGAGATCAGGCAGAAGCTGCTTGACTCTATGGGTGGCCGCTCTAACATGGGTAGCATGTATGAGTCCATTGTTGGTGGCTCTGGCAACACCTATGTTGATCCGCTGATTGAGCGTATGCGTGCTGACAGCGCACAGAATGTTTCAACACTGCAAGCTGGTAATGCAATGGATGCTGCTGCCATGGGCCAAAGCGGAAGCAGCCGTCAGGCCATGCAAGATGCAATGTTCTCAAGCCAAGCAAACAAAGACTTGCTGAACAAAGAGGCTGAGCTTCGCCATGGTGCATATGACACCGATCTTGGTCTCAAGATGGGGATTGCTCAACAAGCTGATACCAACCGTGGCTCTGAACAAGACCGTCTGTTGGCAATGTTGCAAGGTGGTCAAGGTTCAATGGAGAAAGGCTCTAGCACTGATCTGCTTAGCACTCTGCTGAACTCTGGCATGAGCCCGTGGCTCCAAGCACAGCAAGCTGGCTGGAACCCGATGAACAACCTGTCCAACATCATTGGTAATGCTATCATGACCGGAAGCGGCAGCGGTAGCTCCAAATCCAAGGCTAGCAGCGCAAGCGGGGGTGTGTTTGGATGATGTCATTTCTTGATTTACTCAAGGGTTCTGCTGGAAACACCAAGAAGCCTGCGCCGCAAACACAGCAAGGGCTTGTTGATACAGGCAACCCAATGGGCAGATTTTTTGAAGCAGTTGGCACACAAGGTGCACAGCGAACCAAGGCTTCTGATAAGAATGTTGGCATGCAATATATGAATGCTGGCATGCAGCCTCCTGCTGTCCCCAACATGATGCAGATGCTTCAAGGAATCAATATGCAGCAGCAAGGTGGTAGTCGTGGGCTTCCTGTTACTGCTCTGCTCAATATGCTCCGTGGAGGATAACATGGGGATTCTTGACCAAATTGCCAAAGGGTACAACAATGCTGTTCTTGGCCCTGACCCTTCCCAGACTGCTGATGCCTACTCAAGGCTACAGCAAGAGTTGAGCAGCAAGTATGATAAGGATAAGCAAATCTTTGCAGCTGACCCTGCTAATGCAGGGCAGCAATATAAGATGCCTGACCCATTGACAAGATGGCAAGAGCAAGTTGATGCCATGATCAAAAGCGGGAACCCTGTCCTGCAGAAAGAAGGCTTGAGCCAACTGAGCATGTATCAGCAGCGTGCTACTGCTGCAACTACTACTGAGGCTCCTTCATCTGTGAAGGAGTATCAGTATGCACAAGGACAAGGCTACCAAGGCTCTTACCAACAATGGGTGCTTGATAAAGCAGCAGCTAATAAGTCAAGCTTCAAAGTGACTGTAAACCCAACCCAGCAACTGCTTGGGTTGAAAGACTCCATGGGGCTTGTCAATGAACAAGGCGAGCACCCTCCTGTTGGTATCCCGCTTGGTGACTTGCCAACAATGGGCTATCGACCAATGCTGAATGACACTCAGCGTCAAGCTGGTACTGCAGGTGATGTGTTGAAATCATCCACTGCTGGCCTAGGTCAGAACCTCGACACAGGCGGAACACCTGCTACTAACATTTTGAATGAGCTGCGAACAGCCCCAGGAACTCTTGGTAGCGTTGCTGATAGCTTGCTTAGTGCATCTGGGATTCCAATGACTGTGTCTGCTGTTAAGTTCAATAACTACAAGACCAGTGTTACCCAGCAGACAGTCAAGATCATGTCAGGTGCATCTGCCACTGAAGGTGAAATGGCAACATACCGTGGTATGATGCCCAAGTTCACTGATGACCCAGAAACAAAGCGGATTAAGTTCCAGCAGGCACAAGAGTTTGCAAACAGCGTTGTTAATCGCAACGCTGCTGCAGGCGTCAAACCAAGCGAGAGCAAGCCTGCTGATTGGAGCACTACAAAGAGCGGGCATAAATACCGCATTGTGGAGTAATGTATGATCATTCAACTTGAAGATGGTCGTAAGTTGGAGGTGCCCAATGGGGCAACTCCACAAGAGATTGATGCCACTGTAGCAGAAGCTATGGCTAAATCTCCGGCCCGTAGCGAAGTCGTAAACGGGGGCGGTACTACCCTAAAGGGTAGCCCTATCGAAGCGCCTAGCGGGCCGGAGGTTCGGCCTAGCGCCGCGAATCCTACGGGGTTCGAGCCGAACCTTAAGCCTAATATCCCAATGCCAGATCAGTTGCCTTTTGGTATGCCAAAGATTGCTATCAATGAGGCAAATAAGCGAATCAATGCCAATAATGAATATGAAAAATCATTCATTGGTGATGAGGAGCGCCAAGCACTCAAGAAGCTTGAGCAAGAACGCCCATTCATCAGCAGTGTGATCGAGGGTGCTAAGCACATAGGCAAGCAGTTCCAAGCAAAGACTGCTCTTGCACCTGAGTTCTTCCCACAAGCAGTTCAGGACATTCTTAACCATCAGCCAATTGGTGAAAATCTTCCAGCTGATGAGCGTAATAAGCAAGTTGATGATTACATGGCAAAAGAGAAAGAGCGCTATGAAATCACTCGGCGTGAGAACCTTGGTTCCACAATGATTGGTGAGATGCTCCCTTACTTCGCAACTGGCATTGCAGGTGAAAGGGCTCTGAACCTTGTTGGAAAGACTTTGGAAGGCCCGCTGAAAAGTGGTAGCATTGCAATGAACCGGAAGCTTGGAAACACAGCTGAAGTTGAGCGTATGCTTAACCAGCCTGCCAGACTTCCTTCTGAGTATGAGCAAAAACTTAACACAATCCTCAAGGGTACTGCTACTGGTGCTGCTGAGGGGGCAGGTCAATATGATACCACTGCTGGAGAGGGTGCTGTTACTTCATTCATTGGTGGACTCAGTGGGATGTTCGGCCCTATCACTGTGCTGAACAAAACACGCAACGAGCGGGATGCTGCTGGCAAGAAGATTGTTGAGGAAATGTATCGCCAAGGGTTGCACATCACACCTGGGATTCGCACTGGCAACAGAGCACTCCAGACTGAAGAAGCTGCAATCCGCAATAGTGATGTTTATGGCCAAGAGTTTGCCAACCAAGTTGACAGACCCAACCAGCGCCGTATGACTGCTATGGCAGGTGAGGCAATTGGCCTGAACACCAAAGACCGTGATTTGCTTTCTCAGGGAGAACTGTCTGATCATATGAAAAACCTCAAAGGCAGCTACACTGCTCTTGAGGCCAACACAACTGGCAAATATGGCTTGCGTCAGATTCGGGAAGTTGGCAAAGTCCTAGCAGATTTGAAGCCAACTAGGAATCGCAATACATCACCAGTTGATAAGCAACGCTATGCAATTGTCAATGGTTTTGCAAAGCAACTCAAAACAGAAATGGGTTCGCCACAGCGTGGCAGTGATGGCAGGTTCATGGGCTACCAATTCAACGGCACCCAGTACCAAGGCTTGCGCTCACGGCTGCAGGATGAAATCAGCCAAGCATATCAAGGCGGAGATAAGCGCCTTGGTGACAACCTCCGTAAGGTGCAGACTGTGCTTGATGACTCTCTCCTCAGTGGCATGAATGCTGCAACTGCCAAGCAATGGAAAGACCTGAATGAAAGATACTCGATGACTCGTCTGCTACTTGACAAGGGCATGACACCAGCGGGTAAGGTTGACCCAACTGCTATTACATCAGCAGTAATGGGTGGCGACGAAGCGATGCGAACCTTGACTGGCAAGGGAGGCAGAATCAAGCAGTTCCAGAACATCGCTCGTTACAATGATGTTTTGCACGGTGAAGATGTTGCGGGCGGGGCTTTGACAGGACTCGGTAAAGCAGAGCCTCATACTATTAAAAGGGGGTTGATGAAGCGTGCTCGTGACTATGCTATGCGACCTGTGGATTTGTTTGGTTTGAGCTACCGCTTGAATACAAACAGGATGCCATTCATTGGACGCAGACTTAGTCCAGCTCATGGTCTTGACCCGAACGCCAGCATCCATATACAGCGTGCTGCGGCTCAAACTGAGACACCTCAAGATTATGTTCGTGACAAGTATCAAGAGTTGCTTGATGTGCTGAAAAGCGAATAAAAAAGGCTCCCGCTTGGGAGCCTTTTTATTTAGCTTTGTTCATGCAACCTTTCTTCCAGAACTATCCTTGCATCAAGTACTTCAGAATACTTGCGCATTGCAGATAGCTGATCACACAACAGGCTTTTCTGTGTAAAGCTAAGTTGCTCATACTTTTCAGTATGCAAGAAGTCACACAGTGATTTGATTTTTGCATTGAGTTGATTCAACTCATCAATCATGCGAACTATGTATGCTGGTTTATCACTCATAGTCTCTTATTGCCTCTGCTGTTGGATGAAACGGAACATTATCAGTGGTCCAGTATGCAAACTTAACAGTTACCTTTTTGCCGATATACTTCTCCTTGTGTACACGAACATAGTGTTTGAAAGGCACATCCCCTGGGCAGCTAACTGAGAAGTTAGGCCCACGTGGGTTGCTCAAATTCAGGATTGCCCATCCATCAGCGGAAGTGTCAACCCCTATAATTTCAAACTCTGCATTGTCCCACAGCTTACATTTGATCAGGCTGCCAGAACGCTTGCCATCTTCATACCCAACTGGAACAAATAGTCCACGCTCAAGAGTCCAGTCAGAGCGAACCATGCCACCCTCAAACCCTTCAGCCCGAGAACGACCTACTAAAGCTGGGATACCCCCTAAAGTAGCGCCGTAATCGGGGCTAATCCGAATAGTATCGACTATGGCTATACTACCCCCTAGGGTAGAAACTCGATTTGTTAGAATCGCTCCTAGCTCGGCAGAGCGATTGGAAAATGCCTCATTGCTAACAAGGTCATAGCAGTGATATTGCAACTTCAAAGTATCAAGTTGCAAACGCTTTCCCCAGCTCACAATAGTCTGAAGTGGCACACCATGACAGTACAATTCACCATCCAGTGTAGCATCCGCTGGAATGATGCTCTTGAGCTTATCAGTGATGTGCTTGAGTGTTGTGAACTCCTTACCATTGCGAGTGTATGCGACCAACCCTGTACCATCATTATGAATTAGGCAACGGTTGCCATCTAACTTATGTTGATAATACACATCACGAGTCAGCAGCTTCTTGAGGTCAACATCCTCTGACTTCTTGGCAAGCATTGGCTTGACAAACCCTAGGGCATTGACTGGTCGCATACTGGCAGCTTGCTCTTTATCAAATACATAGCCTTTATCCAGCTGCTTATTAATGCGAGACTGAATACGGGAAGCAATCTGTTCATCCTGATCACGACCACCCTTGCCTTCCTCAATGTCTTCAGATTGATAAAGGGGCGTGCCACCGCACACCCCGTATTCAATCTCTAGACCATTGAGAACCTCATAGCACTTCCAGTAGCGGAGGTGCCCTGCGTTGTCTTTGATATAGAGAGTGTCACTCATCTTTCATCCCCTGAACCTTCCAGTGTGCCACGCTCTTTGCGACCTTGGAGTTTTTCAATGTTATCGGCCATTACCTGAGCAGGGTTGAGGTTGAGCTCGTGGCAAAGGTTAACCCATTGCCAGATTACATCACCCATTTCCTTAGACACCTGCTCACGAAGTTCCTGTTGCAAAGAAGACGTAGGAGTTGATACACAATACATGACCATCTCAAGCGGAAGGTCATTTTTTCGACCGAACTTTGCCAGCTTACCCATCACTTCACCAACCTCTTCTACGAGTGCTGCCAAAGGATAATCAGGGTACATGTACACAGCAGTCTCTCGGGCTTTTTCTTTGTATTCATTGATATCAAATTTAAGCATTGGGTTCCACCTTGTAATATTTATTAAGGTTCATGATTTCAATAACATCCAGAGTGCGCCAGTCACCCTTGATGGTTCCACGAAGCAGATACCAGTCCTTTCCAACACGACCAGTTTCCGCTATCTCTTTTCCAAGACGCTGATACTTGTAGCGGTCAATCTTACAGCTAATCATATCAGTGTCATCCTCCAGCTTGAAGTTGAGATAGAACTGGTTCTCAGTAACCTTCTCACCTCCACGCTTCTCTAGGAACACTTGCTCATTGAGGTCACGCAGGTTTCTGTCAACCAGCTTCCCGATAATAACATATGTCCCTTTTCCATCAACATCCTTGATCAGTGTTGGCACTGTATCCAAACCAGCGGAAATCGGGTCACTATACAGGAACCCAAAATAGTGCTTGGCAGGGAACAACACATCAAGATCAGTCTTTGGATTCATCAGAGCTTTGAACAAGCTCGGTGTAAGTGTACCTTTCCCATTGCGAGCATTAATTATTTGCTTTGCCTTTGCTTCACCAATGCCCTTGATGTTCATCAGTCCACCAAGCAATTTCCTACCATCCACAGACCAGCCAAGGCCAGACTTATCAGGATCAACTGGTACATAATCAAACCCCTCATGGATGACAAAGTCACGCAGTAATTTTAT